AATTAATAATGATTCTGGGGGCCAGATCGTTAAGTTTGATTTAACCAAGTCAAGACTAATTTCAGAAAGCTTTTCCAGCGAAGTAGGCGGGCCAGTTACCGTAAATTTAACGTATAAAAAATACTCGAACAAAAGATAATGGCTTTTTTAAAATATGAAGATGTTGTAATAACACTGGGCAATGAGAAAATATTTGCCGATACAGCAGGAATAAGTGTTGACGCTTCTGTTGCAGAGTCAAGAAACGTATACGGAGAAATTGAAAGATATGCCCCGACAAATGGATTGCGCGGGGAATTGTCTTTTGAGTATTATATGACTGGGGCAATCCCGTCTTATCTTAATATGACAGGCATTCCTGACACAGACACAAGAAATGGAGCTTTCGGGGGCCTGGCCTTTACTGATGCTTATGCTCGGTCGTACAATCTGGAGGTGCAGCCTTATTCACCAGTTAAGATAAGCTCTGCAGTAGATTTTTATAGCGCCTTGACCAGCAGTATTTCTGCCAGCTCAAGCAGTCCGACTGACTTGCTGTATTGGAAAAATCAATACGCGCACGGCGTGCGGTCCTACGTTCTGGGTGCTCCGTCAAATATAAACAGTACTTTATCTGTTTCTTACAGCGTGTCCGCGGCAAGAAGACCTATCTATCTTGCAGGCGAAACAAGCCCAACACGTGTCACAAAGGAAGCTGTGGAAATTAACATGAGTCTTCGTGGGGATAACATAGGTGATTTTTTATTAGTTTCTGGAAGGCATGCTGAGATAACGTGCCACATGCTCGATATGAACACGAACACAACCCTCGATAAGCTTAAATGCAGCGGCCAGATTACGCGACAGGAATTATCAGTTTCCCCGCAAAACTATTTAAATGGTGTAATTTCAGTTAGGCAGGTTTTTCAGTAATGAAGGTAGATTTTGACGTATCTGGTTGGGACAAGGATCAAACTTATGAAAAGTTTGATGTGGTGTTCTTTTCTGGTGATGCGGAGACTGGTTGCAACCCGTTTGAGTCTGGTTATTATTACGCTACCGCAGCAAACGTTTCTACGGTAAACACAGCTTTAGGCCCAACTGGAATAAATGCAAAATGGACTCGCTCTTTCCCGAGCACTCCTTCTTATAACTCGTCAGTATCTTTTAATGCAAAAACTTTTAAGAATACTTTTGGAGATGGATATTATTCATTGCTTCCCAAGAGTCATAATAATTTAGAAATACAATACAATCTTAATTTTAACGGAAGAACAGAAAAAGAATCAAAGGCAATTCTTCACTTCCTGGGCCATCGGTTTGAGGAAGCTTATACTGGCGCAGGATCAGGAATTGTGGGAGCGTTGCCAGATAATGCTACAGAATACCAAGGTGGAAACGTTTTAACGGGATTTAATTTTACTCCGTTTGCTCCGTATAATCAAACAGGAACCTTTTTTTGTGAAGAGTTTGATCATCAACAAACTTTTACAAACGTACACGACGTGACTGCAGTTTTCAACAACGCCGAAACTTCCTTAACAAACTGGAGAGGGCAAGTAATACCCCTTGACGAAACAGCTAAATACTGGGCCGCTGGACAATCTTATGGTAAATTTGATATAGTATATTACAGTGGCCATAACGTTTCAAACTTTAGTGGATTTTATTATAATTCTGGGAATAACTCTGAAGTTACTGCTACAGTTGCAAACGGCCCAGTAGGCGATAATACTTTGTGGACCAAAGACGTTTTCTATTTTAAGCCTTCAGATTTTTCCATTCCGCAAGAGCCTAGGTTCCTAAAGAGCGAATTGAACAGGGACTACGTCAAAAGATGGGGCGACGGAATCAACACGAATTTGCTAAATATAAATTTAAACTTTGAGGGAAAGTCCGAAAAAGAAGCAAAAGCAATAACTCATTTTTTAATAAATAAAAAAGGCTACGAAAGTTTTAAGTTTTCGCCACCAGCTCCGTACCACCAAAATGATAAAATTTTTGTTTGCCGAAACTGGGCAGATAACTTTGTTTTTAGCGATAATAGGAGCTTAAATGCTAGTTTTGAAGAGATGCCTCTAGATCTTAACAAAGTTCCAAGAATTTTCAAAACTTACATTCTTGACACTAACGGCAGTATCATAGCTCCATACGAAAAACAAAACGGTGTTGACGGTTCTGTGTTTAATGTTAATTATGGAATTTTCATGACTGGGTTTTCCAGCGGTACTGGATTTTATTTACTGAATAGCGGGGATCAAAAAATAATATCAACTCTTTCGTTAACTGGGCATAATGCAAAATCGGGCGTTTATAAATTTAAGGAAAACTCAGATTCGCGATACAAAATAGACGGAGGGAATAGCGCGATTTTTGAGTTAGACCAAAAAGATAGTGGTTATTTTGAAGTTGAATTTTCCACTACAGGCAAAAGCGGGGCCAGGGGCAGCTGGTATACTGATGATCTTGATACCGAAGGATATTTTTTCTACTTTTCTGGTCATGGTGGCGCGGGCTATACTTATGGCTTCGATGACGGCTGGCCTAGGCCCAGCCAATTAACCGTTACAAGCACCGACCAGTACAATTACAATGATCCGAGCGGCATGTTAAAAATAGATTTAACTGGCAATGCGGAAGCGTTAAAGCCTGGCCCCATCGCAACCTTTAAGGTGGACGCGGTAGAAGGTGATATATTTATAACTGGCGGCTGGACTTATTCTGAGCCGCTGACTGCTACGGGGATTTTATTGGAGGTTTCTGGCACGGCTCCTGATGCCGCAGTAGCAGATCCGCATGGGGCGACGGGGCTTTTAAAAGACGAGCCCACGGGAACCACATCGTTCGCTTACCCAGTTATTCCTGGAAAAACACACCATTTTCGAATAAGAACTCAAAACATAGACCTAATTGGGGGAAATGTTAATGGTGGTACTTTAAGAAAAGTTGAGGCTGCTAGTTGGGTTCACGCAAACGGCTCAGTAACAGACACGGCCTTGAATGTTTCAGTAAACCTTGTGAATCAGAATCTCTGGGGGCTAAAAAGCGTTAACTTGAACTCATTAGCTAGCGCTGAGCTTACCAGGCTCCAGACTGACCTTGCGATTTCGAATTCCCAATTAGATGTAAATGTGTTTTCTAAGATAAGGTTTAACTTTGCCCCCAACATGCTCGTTTATTCGAGTGACATAAGCGAGCCAGCAGTCGACACAGGCGAAAAGTTTACAAGCACTTATGGCGCAGGGTTAGACCCAGTTCCAATTGAAATTTATATACCAAAAACAACCCAAATTATTGGAGCGGGAGGAAGAGGGGCGTCAGTAATGAGCGATCGAACTTATGGCACCTCAGTCAAGGCGGAGTGCCCTGTTGCTTTTAGTGTTACCAGCGCGCAAAGGGCGACATTGTCGAGCGCAGATGTAAAATATGGCTCTCTTCCAGAGCTGGCTGGTGTTGGCCCAGTATCTAGGCATTACCTTGATGGTAAAATGGACGGATCTTATGCTGTGGGGGTGGCTCCAAACAATGGTCAGGACGGTGGCACAGCACTATCCATTCATGCGGATTACGCAGGGTCAAGCGTAAAGCTGTATTGCCGTGGGTTCATTGGCGGCGGAGGAGGAGGCGGCGGCGCTGGTGGAACTCGAGATAGTAATATTACCAGCCTGAAGATTCCCTGGTTTTGTTTTAAGAAGGCACAGGGAGATGGAAGAAAGATTTGGGTGCCGCAGGCTAATATTAGCACAAAGGACGGAGTTAAGACGGCAGCTGAGGGGGTCATGTTGCCATATATGCGCGCTATCTCGACTTCCTCTTTCACGGCGGGAGGGCATTCCCATCTTCAGCCCTCTCTCCAAAACAGGCTTCTTGTCGCAGAGAAGGAGCTTCCAGAAGGTTGGAAGGATGAAGACGCGGATGACAAGCGTCCAGGAAATACCGTTGTATTCGAAGCGCGGCCTGGCGGCGGCGGTGGCGGTGGCGCTGGCTACAGCAAGACCGACGCAATCACGGTCAGCCCAGACGGGCCTTATGCGACAACTACGGCCACTTTTACCGAAAGCGCGGCGGGTGGCGCAGGCTGTGACCCGTTTGTTTCAAACGTGAAAGTTTACGGAAGTAGAACTATTGAGGTCACAGAAAAGTCTCATGAAGGTGGCCGTTTCAAAATTCAATTTCCGTTTAGCTCGGGAACCCAGGCTAGTGTGCGCGGGGGCTCAGCTGGACAAGGGGCGACCGCGCCAATTCAAGTCTGGGGAACGGAGGCGAAGAACATGACCCCTGGGACATACCATATGCAGAACCCGAGCGGCCTGATAGTCGCGGGGCCAGATGATCGAGAGTCTTATCGAAACGCTGGTGGTGTCGGCGGCTACGGAGGTGGATTCGGACAAGATGGCAGAAATGGAGAACACCCTATACAGGCTTATACAGACAGGCATATTGGACTTGTAAAAGGTACTCAATACGGCCCAGAACCAAGGACGTTTGGGTTTGGTGGAACAGGGGGTTTATGCATTGATACAAATGGAGCTTTGGTAGATTTTTACCCCAAGGACAATATTCCGTGCAGCGGACAAGACAATAAAACAGAACAAGATAATAAAAACTCAGAACTTTATAGAAATAGAATAGGTAAAGGCGCGTATTTAACCCCAAAATATAAAAGCGCCACGACAATTGAAACGTCTGGGCATTTGTCTGTAGGCTTGATCTCGGGATTAAAGGGCACAAGAAAATTAGACGGCACCGCAGGAGATACAATAAATTTTGATGGAGTAAGCAAGAAAGTAGACAACCAAAGCAATGCAGTAAACGGGTCTTATCCCACGTGGAAAGCCTTTAACCAAACGATCAATGGCGATTTTGATGATTATGTATTGATGGATCAAGACAATTTTCCGTATTATTTGATTTATGATTTTGGAGCGGGAAATACGGAGGTTGTTAAAAGTTATACTCTGTCGAGCGCTGGGGCCAGTGCGGATTATTATAATGATACGCGGCTAGAAACAATCTTTGGTGAAGTTTTCGCTCCAACAGAATGGAAACTATTTGGATCGAATGCTAATTCTGATTTATTATTGCGTGATTCAGACATGGTGCTCTTACATCATATGAGGAATTTTTCATACATGCCTGGAATACGAATTGTTAAAGAGGGGTCAAAGGTTCGTGACGCAAGTCGAATCGATGATCCAGGAGACCAGTTATTTATACTGGAGGCTGAGGGCGCGAAGCATAATTCCTACGTATGCATACCAGGGCAAGTTAGACTTTTTACTGTGCCAGGAGATAATATGGGCGCTTATAGATATTATATTTTAAAGATATTAGGAGCAGACGGAAATCAAGGAAAAGTTAAGATTGCAGATTTTGGCTTGCGTGGATCAAACGAATCCTATGCTGGGTTTATAAATTTAATACAAGGACAATAAAGTTAAAATGCCACAGGAATCTCAAACAAATCAATATGAAAATCAAGAAGATTTCCAAAAAATCGACACGAGAAAGCTTAACGAGGAGCTACACTCTCTTGAAGGGTCGGTTATAATAGAGTTGTTTGAGATTAACACGGCAAAGTACGGAGGACAGATATACAGATTTCATGCTGGAAAAATGATCCTAGGGGATATTGTTTTTGGTAGCAAAACTTATAGTGCTTATCCAGTAGAGGTTGAAGATTTTGAGATAAGAGGCGATGGCTCACTTCCTCGCCCCAAGCTAACCTTGGCAAATGTGGATGGCTTTATTTCAAATATCATTAGCGGAAAAGATGACTTTATTGGGCTCAGGGTAAAAAGAATAAGAACCTTTTTAAAGTATCTTGACGAGGTAAATTTTATAGATGGTATAAATCCTTTTGGCACGCCAGATGAGACGGCAAAATTCCCAGATGAGACATACTTTATAAATAAAAAAATTGCAGAGGATAAAAATGCGGTTCAGTTTGAACTGGCTTCTGAGCTAGAGCTTGAGGCGGTTAAGTTGCCCGCAAGAACGGTATATGCAAATTATTGTCCTTGGGTTTACAGAGGTTATGGTTGTCATTATGGAGATAGGGATATTTTTCCAAAGTCCTGCTGGGTTAATCCAAAATCTGATCAGGCTCACGGTTTGCCCGTGGCAGATTCACATAATAATACGCTGTTGGGCGGTAGTTATAATTTTTCTACTGCGGGCAATGCTCCATGGCAAGATAACCTATCTACCCCTTTCGCGGAGTCTGGTTTTTATGACGCGACGGGAATATACGTTAGCGGTGATTATGTAACAATAAACAGTCCTGAGTCTGACGAAGTTAAATTAATTTTTGTTGCAAAGCCGACAGGAACCATGGCTACTAGGGCAGGAGATCCAACCGTGGCGATTACCTATTATAATGTATCTGGAAAAGACCCAAGGTATGACTCTGCTAATTGGGTTCAAGACCAATGCTCTAAGAGCTTAAGTGGCTGCCTGCTCAGGTTTTCGGCTACTACTCACGGATTGCCGTACGGAGGGTTTCCTGGAACAGAAAGATTTGAGTATGGATAAAAAAATAGAAAAGCTCCTTGTTACACATGCGAGCGTCAATAAAGACGAAGAATGTTGTGGCTTTGTTGTTTTGGATAATATAAAGCAATTAATTATTGTTCCTTGTGAAAATATTTATAGTTTCCCGAAGACTGGGTTTAAGATTTGTCCGCATGAATTCCTAAGAATAAAGAAAAAATATGAGATTGTTTGTTTATATCACTCACATCCAGCAAGCTCTTGCAGGTTCTCAAAAAAGGACTTAGATCAGGCAGAAGAGTTATGTTTGCCGCTTTGCGTCTACAGTTTACAGGATAAGTCGTTCAACATACATTTTCCCGAAAGTTATTCGGCAAAAAGCTTTATTGGTAGAGATTATGTTCATCATTTTCAGAATTGCTGGAAACTTGTTTATGATTATTATAATGTTAATAAAAAATTAATATACAAAAAGTTTAATTTTTATCTAGAACAAGAAGGGGACTTTAAGTTTACCGATGAGGCTATTTCGAGAATAGTTAATTTTTTTAAAAAAAACAACATTAAAAAAATACCCGCGGAGCAGGGGGCTCCAGATGATTTGGTTGTTTTTCAGGCGAATAAAAACAGCTTCTCGCATTTTGGTATTTTGCAAAAAAACAATGAGTTTATCCATCACCAGGAAGGGTTTTTGTCATCAAGGGTCATAATGGATGACTTTTACATTAAAAAGATACATAGTGTGTACAGAGTGTTCAATAATTAGTGTAACCTTTATCAGGAATAAGGATGAAAATAGTTCACTTACATGGAAAAATAGCAGAGAGGTTTGGGGCACGATGGGAGCTCGAGGTAGACTCTATTGTAGAAGCGCTAAGGGCTATAGATGCCAACACAGGAAACTTCTTCGATTATTTGTCGGAGAATAGGCAAGAAAATAAGACTTTTTCGTTTATCCTTGATGGATGTAGTCAGAAAATAGAGCGAAAAGAAGAATTGCTAACGCCAATCCCTAGGCAATGTAAAGAGTTTCATATTATCCCGAATGCAGAAGGAGCTGGGCCAGCGACGCCTTTTATTGTTAACTTTATTATTGCAATAGCTGCGGGCTTTATTATGCGCGCTCTATTCAAGCCACCCAAGCCAGAAGAAGAAAAACGAACAAAATCTTTTCTGTTTGGAGGCGCAGTAAACGTAACTAATCAAGCGGTTCCAGTTCCCTTGGGATATGGCAGGCTTTTGGTCGGCTCGACTGTTGTGAGCTCAACAATGAGACACATTGACCGAGCAAGGGTTGATGTCGGCGTCACTGCTAAGAGCGACGGATCTGAGCATGTCACCTTCAGGAAGTGGCCTCATAATCTTTCAAGATATGAGCAAGACAAGGAAGAAACAGGTTCTTTGTTTGAGCTGGCTGACCCAGAAGGGGTGTTTTCCTTGGGAGGGGGCGACGGGTAATGGCTAGCAATGTTGGGGCACTAGCTTTTATGGCTCCAGGAAAAGCGGGCGCAACGTACGACATGTATACTTATGTTCCGTATGCATGGAAACGCATTACCGCGATCAGAAAAAGGACCCCTTGGACGGTTAAAGCTGGAGGGGGAGACGGCTCCTATTTTGAATCAGCAAGCTTGGCGAAAACAGTTGATTTAATTTGTGAGGGCCCAATCGAAGGGTTTTCTGACAGAAGCGGAGAAACAATAAGATTTTTTCAAGATTCAAGGCTTGAGAATATAGATTTTTTAAAGTCCATATATTTAAATGATACGCAGATTTTAAGCGAGCGAGATGGAACTTTTAATTTTAGGGTTTTTGATGCAGATTTCAGAAGGGGAGACACAATGCAGGAAATTTTTCCAGATAGCTACAGGTCTCATGGGAAAACGGTCATGTATAATACTCAGCTTTTTCCCGCAAATGTAGGCGTAGACAAGGATAAAGGGCCTAAAGCGAGCCTCGGTCTAAATCAGAACTCTGAGTTTGTTTCTGTAGACGGCCTTCCGTTAAATGAAGAAGGAAAAGCAATCAGCGATACAATGCTTGCGTTAGAGCTTAGCTTTACGGACCCAACGGTAAATAAGCGCATCAGTGGTCACATTGATAAAGTTCACAAGAGGGCCCTGCATAACACTTTCAAGAAACACGAGAAACATCTTCATCCAGTCGTGCACACCGTAACAGATCCGAATGTTGAGGTTGTTTCAATTGCTATTGATATTCATGCGCTTTCAAGGCTCAAGGTTGGCAAAAGAGCCACTGAGACGAGAACAAGTGATTTTCATTTTTTAATTTATGCAAACAACGAGGGGGAGCCAAGCATAGACAATCCTCCGATACTGGAAGTGACTCCAGAGATGGCCGCAGGCTTTAAGGAGGATTTCGATAAGTTTGGTAGTGACTTCGGGAGCGGTGGAAAACCAGGTAATGAAAAATTTATATTAAATAATCAAACATTTGACACCTACTCTCGCTACAACGATGGCGAGCTAATAGAAAATGACACTGGCGGATTTTTTGTTAGAAGAATGCATGGATTAGCAACAAGTGACTATATTTTTGAAACAATTATACATCTTCCTCCGAACCCGAAAGGCAAAAAAAGAGTTATAAGAGTTTCTAGGCTGGACTCAGACGAGGAATTTCGTGGCGACGACGCGCAAACTGCAGCGGCAAGTTTGCATTCTATAACGGAAATTGTGCCGTGCCAATTATATCACCCAAATTCTGCGATTATTGGGACGACGATTGATTCTAGGGCTTTTTCTTCTGTGCCCCTGAGGAAATATTTGCTCAAGCTTTTGAAGATGAAGGTTCCTTCTAATTATCTTCCAGATACTAAAGAATACATAGGGAACTGGAACGGCAAGTTCAAGGCTAAACATGTAATTAACACCGCTTCAGGTGATGTTTTAGGCGGAACGTCTTTATCTTCTTACAGGGTTAGGGAGCCCAAGGCAATTTCTCAGGGAGGCGGTTTGGTTGTGATAAGTACTAGCACCAAAAAACACGGCAGCGGAGCATTGTTGTTTCCCGCTTCTGATGGATATGGCACGAACTCGCACGGTAAAGCCAAAGCTCCTCTTGTGGCGGGAGAATATGAGGAAAATAAAGTGCTACACGTAAAGGATCCTTATACCGTATCTTCAAGGTCTGCGACAAAAGGGGGTCTGGATAAAACTAGTGTTGCTTCATTTGGTACGTTTGGATCCTCAAATTTCACAATAGAATTTTTCATCAAAACGAGCGCAACTCAAGTAAAAGACGTTTATAATTTAATGAGCCCAAGCGCCACGCCAGACTCTGACGTTGGGGTAGAGGGCGTAACCAAGGTGCTTGTTGCTTCCGAGCAAAACGCAGGGTTAGGATGGAGCGTTGATACTGGTGTTCCAGATTTGGGCGAGATGGGCATTTTTCCTGATCAGCTGGATACGCTAATCGGGGATGATGAGCTTTCTTATTTGGACACTGGGCGATTGATTGGGGGCGCGTGGCGGGTAGAGATAGGCACAAAAGATAGTTCCGACGAAGAACACGTTGATCTCGGAAAAATAAGATTTAGGGCGTTTATGCCTGGCGGAAATTTAAGTCTTATGACTTCGCAATCAAGCCTCGGCCGCGTTGTCCAGCTTGCTCCTGGTTGGGATGCAGATTTAAGCTACGCGTTAGTTGGGCAGGTGGCGTCCACAACAAATGTTGCTGATAACAATTGGCATCATGTAGCAATTTCAAGAAACGGGAATACGGTCAGTATTTTCGTGGATGGCACGAAAGAGGCCGAAAGCGCTTGCGCGTCAGAGATTTACGGATTTAAGCATATAGCTGGAGACGACGCGCACAAGGGCGAAGTGCAGATCGGCGGAACAAGAACGCCGTATAAGGTCGTCGGAGAGAAATTCTATGGCACGAGTTTCAATGGATATCTTGATGAAGTTATGATATCCAGAAAAGCAAAGTATATCGAAGACTTTAATGCGGCACCAGACAACCTAAGAAGTTTGATGCAGAATGAGTTTTCCACGCTTCTTTATATTAACGCAGATAATCGAGCCAGCGCTTCAACTGACATTTTTGATCACGTGGAAGCTGTCATTGACACTTCTTTTAAGTTTGATGAAGACGCCGAGTTTGACCAAGCAGAGCTTCAGTGGACAGATAACCCAGCGTGGATACTTTACGACCTAATAACAAATAAGCGATACGGCTTGGGCAAATATGGGCTTAAAGCTTATTCTGTTGATAAATGGAATTTGTATGAAATAGCCAAATATTGTGATGAGAAAGTTAGAACAGGATTAGATCCAAAACATGCTGCCAGAGAATTTCAAGTGATTTATACTAATGGGTCAGGCTCGGGACTGACACCGTATTTTCCGACTGTTGGGCAAACGCATATCATGATAGGCAATCCCAATTCTGCTGACTCGTTGTTCTCGAGCCAAGGGGATTTTGAGAAAGAGTTTCCAGAATTTTCTACAATTGCGCTTTATAATTTAAACGACGATTCTGCACCCGTCCATAAAAGGATTAAATATTTAAGGCGAGGCACGGCTGGCGGCAAATCTTTAAATGAAAGATACGGGACAAACCTTGGTTCTGACGCGGCAACAGACAGACTTATTAGTTATCAGGCGGCAAATAAAGACACGGCTGGATATGCTATTGTGGAAATTCAAAGACTAGTTTCAACGGAAGAGGCTTTTAGGGTTCAACCAGGGCTAGAGTCATGGGTCAGAGCAAAAAAGTCGTACATGTCGAACCCTGAAAACGCAGCAGAGAGAGCCGCTAGAGAGAAGCGATTGATTTTGCATTATATAGACAATCCAGACAACTCAAAATCAAATCCAACTAAAGCTTTCGATGTCGGATCAGCTATAAATTCTACCTCTATTAGTGGCTCTGTGGCCACAGAGTTTTATGGAAATTTTGATATTTTAGAACCGAGATTTTCAGCAAATCTTTATATCACAACTCAGGTTGACGCATACAAGCTGTTAAACGATATAGCTTCAATATTCAGGGGGATTACTTATTTTGCTAATGGCAAAATATACGCTTACTTTGACAAAAAAAGAGATGCGGTATTCAATTTTACTAATGCAAACGTAAAAGACGGTACATTTGTTTATGCTGGCTCTTCAAAAGCAGAAAGGTTCACAACTTGTGTAGTGAGGTATGTGGACAAATACGAAAATTATAAACCGAAAATTGAATATGTTGAAGATCCAGACGGAATAGTAAAATACGGAATTATAGAAAAAGAATTAGTTGCATTTGGTTGTGCGTCCAGGTCTCAGGCAAAAAGACTAGGCAGGTGGTTTTTGTTTTCTTCTCAATATGAAACGGAGACGGTTGAGTTTTCCGCTGGAAAAGAAAGTGCGTATTTAAGGCCTGGCGACGTTGTAAAGATCATCGATAAAACCCGCACGCAAAAGCGGTTTGGTGGTAGAGTTGTAGATTTTGTTAGCGGAGAGCTCAAGGTGAAGGTTGATCAAAATTTGTCTAAAGATTATATTGGAGAAAACATACATATCACCATTGTTAATGATTTTGAATTTTCTGATTCGCTAGATGAAAAAGTAGATAAAATTGTCTTAAGTGAAGAAGGTGAGATAAAACAAAAAACAGTCACCGACGACGACATATCAAACGTGCGCAAGTCGCAAGTCAGAACATACAGAATAAAAGATATTGAGCCTGACACGTCTTTGGTTCCAGTTGAAAACAGAATTGTTGAACTGGAATCTGTAGGGGGAGATCCTCCATTGGACTTTGGTAAAATTAAAATAGGTTCAATATTTATTTTAAATCAAAAAAATGCCGACGTAGAGATTCAGGAAAATTTATTCAAGGTTGTAAATGTTTCTCAGGTTAACGACCTGGAGTATACAGTTCAAGCCATGCAGTATGTTGAATCAAAATTTGATTTGTCAGATAACAAGCTTGACCATAAGATAAATCTCAAATACTCAAAATCTCCAATAGAGTACACGAGGCCTGCCAAGCCAATCGGAGTTCCTCGCATTTCTGTTGTTCCGCTTAATAACGGGCTGGAGCGTGAGTTAACCGTCACATGGGAAGCTGTTGTACCAACTCCCGAAAAATATAAAGTGGTAATTGCCTTGCATGGCGGCGTTAATTTATCCAGCGCTTCGTCTAGTGGCCTTGGCAAAAAGTTTGTTTTAGAGAAAAGCGCGAAAAACGAATCGTCAGAAGTTGTTGATACGTCGGTTAGCGTGAATATCGGAGATTATACTGGGGAAATTGACGTTTCTATTTATTCGGTAGATTCAGAAGGAAATTTAGATTTAATTTATTACTAGCATATGCCTATAAAAGGAAATTTTTATCTACCCCCTGTCGACTATTACGCGGTAACTGGTCGAAAGTGGCAGGTTACTGGCTTTAAGATTCCTTCCGCTCATCCTGATTCGATATTTCTTGATCATTCAACTGGAATGGCTAATGCCTTGTTTTCTGGGGCAATAGAGGGGGGCCAGGGGTATTATACAACTGGCGCAACTGGTATATATTCTGCCAGCGGTCAATATGACTCAAGGGATCTGACTGTATCATGGGGGATCGTAAACCCAGCAACCAACTTGGAGGTTTCTGATGCAGCTCTTCTCGGTCGCTATCTCGAAGGGTTTGAGGTTAATTTTTATGACGAAACAGGGAAGTTTTATAGTGGTATAAATTTTGTAGATGACGGAAGTATACAAAAAGTTGATCTTTTAGCTGGTGGGTCTGGGTATTTAAGTCCAACGGTTGTTGTTACTGGCGTATACGAAGGAGGGGAATACCAGGCGCCCTCTGGAACAGGGGCTTACATCAGGGTTAAGACATTAGGCAGTGGCCTGCATAAAAGCGGAGATATTTTATCCGTTCCCGAAAGCGGTATGGGGTATTTATCTGGGATATACCATGTCGATGTTGTTTCGGGTGGCAGTGGTTATACTCAGGATACAGTTTTGTTAATTACGGGCAGTGGCGGCCCAGGCGTTGAGCAGGATGGCAAAGGGCTCGGTTCGGGAGCAAATTTAAGAATTAACAGGCTCGGGTTAGGAAAAAGATACGGATATTCTTCTGCAAGCCAATTGACTATTCCTTATATTTTAAATAGGGATATTTTTGGTGGTACGGCAAAAAGAAAGTATCAAATCGAAGTTATTGCAGTTGATTACTATAACCAAAGAACTACTGGTCGCTTAATGGTTGACTTTCCTGCGCCAAGGCTTGGAAACGCTGTTTTAACCAGCGTGTCAGATCGAATTTCATTTAATATTAACCCGCCAACTGAAACCTTTGGAGGCAGGAAGTTTGAAAACATAAGCTTGCAGGATATAGCTATATATAGAGACGAGACTCAAAATTTTGAAATAAATAATCAAATAGGTAAAAGCAACTTTTTGACAACCCACCATATTGACGACTCGACTAATGGTAATCGGCTTGCAAATTTCGGGGAAATCACAATTTCTCCAGAGCTTTTTACGGAAGAAGATGCTTTTCGTGGGTATTATTATAAGTTTCTCCCGATTGACGCTTTTGGCACGGGAGAGCCTATTTCATACGCAACAGGTATAAGGGTTAACTCTACCCTTTCGTCTCCCGAGGCTCCTTCTGGTCTTAGGCTTATTGTCGACCCAGAAAAAACTATAGGCACTAATATTGAAGGAACCACAATAACAAACACGTACCTTACTTGGAAAAAAGACAGGCTATTTAGTACAGAAAATTATGAAATTACATTAAATGATGATGTAGAAAAACAATCTCATATATTAACGTGCACCGCGCCGAGTATATCGGGAATTGATTATATGGTCAGCGGCACGGGGGCCACTATTGCAACAAACGATCAAGAAATTTTTATTCCATTGCCGCCCGCTGCATATCCTCGGAAAGTGTTTGACATATTTACTGCTTATGGCGCAGCAGGATTGTCGTGGAGCGCACACACAATTACTTTGGACGAAAAATATTTGCCAAAATTTGGGGATTCATTCGATAATGCTCGGGTTATTGAGGTTCCTGCTGGAAACACTACAAGCGGTTATGTTTATTTTTCTGGAAACGAAGGTTATACCACGCGGTACGTTGCAGACAATAGACTACTGGAAAACGAAGGTCTTGCGCTTGTGGCCAGGAACATTAAAAATCAAGTATTAACCGAGTACGAGCCGCGAGTCAAGATTCCAACCAAAAAAGACGGTGAATATTCTATTAAGATTAGGGGAATCGGATCTGCTGTTCCTTCTGTTTTTAGCAGAACGGTAAGTTTTACCGCAGAAGGTAATTCTAGTCACTTTGCCTTTACGCCAGGAACCTCTCAGTTAAGATT